ATTGTGGGAAAGCATGAATAATAAGATGAAAGGAGAAACAAAATGAGTGAAATTAAATTTAGAGCCTACTATAAGCCTGAAAATCGAATGATTTATGATATTCAAAACGAATTTGAAGAAAGAATCGAGCTAGGTATGGATTGCTTCGCTGACTACTTAAACAATGACAATTTTATTGTAGAGCAAGCCACAGGAACAAAAGACAGACACGGCAAAGAGATTTATGAGGGCGACATTGTAAAAATGAAATACCCTAGAGATAGACGCTGGCTTGCTAAGTTTGTAGTACTAAAAGACCCTAGAAGCCCACGGCTTGTGTTTTTAGACGAGCGCATAAGCAACGAGCTCTTTGATATATTTAACGACATGCAAGACTATTATGAGATTGTTGGGAATTTACATGAGAACCCTGAATTATTGGAGAATAAATAAATGGAAGTATTAAACATAGTAGCCTCAATAGTACTCATATTAGCCTCATCAATAATGATAATAAACGGAATTTTATTAACCATGTCATTATGGAAGCTTTACCAAAGAGACCATCTAAGATATAAGATTTCTAAACTAGAATTCAAGATCAATAAGATTATTGAGAATGAATTAAAAAATATTAAAGTAAAAGAGGAAAAAGAAAATGAAAACTAGCATGGACTTAAACAATACAGGAAATATCGTCTATACGAGACAGCAAAAAGGGCATAGCGTACTACTAGCAGTATGCACTATGGGCTACTTTTGCTTCGGGTTCCCACTAATAATCTATTACATCCTAAGCCCAAACCACTACTGGCATTTATAGAAAGCCTAGTGTATAATTAAAAACGTAGACAATTAAGTGATACCCCTTAACCAAAACCCCCAGAAATGGGGGATTTTTGGTGCTATATCTTTAAGAAGTAGAAAGTTGTATTATAGGAATAATTAAAGGATTAACATTATGGATTTAGCACCGAATAAAAACATAACATTCGAGGAATTAAGGGTGGCAGTCTCGAACGCCATCAATGTTTCTCTCGCCCGCAACCTAAAGACTATAACCCTAGGCGAAATAACCCCAGCCCTAAAGTACTGGCTAGTAAAAGAGCTAGCATGGAACGGCTACGGCAATATTAGAGCTTTACCAGATAGAGACATCCACGGGGCGATATTCCTAAAGCTAACCCACGGCAAAGGTATAGCCACGTTTTATGCCACCAAAGGGGACGGCTTTATACAGATAGAAATAGCCGAAAGCGGAATAAAACTAGGCACCATAGCCGAAGCGGTAAAGCGTGCAGGCTTTAAGCCGAAAGACAATACTAGGCACCTAGGCAGATTAAGGATTTATAAAGAGGCTAAAAATCATGCTGAAGCGTAGCACCATAACCAAGATAGTAGAGGGGATTTTAGCCCAAACTAAATCGGGCATTAAGTTAGTCCACGAAGACGTCCGAGAGGAAACATTTAAGAGGATGGCGAACGAAGCCACGATCATCCTAAAGACCGCCCTAATCTGTGAGAATGAGGGAATAGACGAAGCCATGAAGTACTATAATGGCACACACACCGTGGATGAGTTTGAAGAGTTTAGACTTAAAGACCCAACCCCCGACGATATTAGCCTCTGTAATAGTTGCAACTGCATGACCCACACCCTAGCCCGAAAAGACGGCAAAGGTCTAGTCTGCGGTAAGTGCGGAGCCATAAAATGAGAACCTACGGCAAACTACACAGAAAAGGCGAAAAGAAATACAGACCAACGGAGCGAGATTTTAGAGAAGAGAAAAGAAGAAAGAGGGTGAAATTAAGACGAGAAGAAAAGGAATATCAAGACTTTAAGAGATACGGGAGAAACATAGAATGGGAGAAATGATGATGATTATAAAACAATTATGGGACATCTTAACGATACTAGGACAGCTAGTTTTAATAGGCTTTTTGCTAATGTTTATAGCAGGAATAGTAGTGATATTAGCGGTAGTGATTACGGCAGGCGTGAGAGTCTCTATTAACAATAGGAAAGGTAAAAAGAAATGAAAAAGACCCTGCCTATAGATTTATTAGAGGAAAATAAGGGACAGATAGACGGAGTCCCCGCCAACCCTCGCACTATAACCAAAGAAAATATGGAAAGACTAAAAAAGTCGCTCCAGACCGACCCAGCCATGCTAGAGCTAAGAGGGCTACTAGTAGCCCCACACCCTACTAGGGGGGGGTATTATGTAGTAGTAGGGGGAAACATGAGACTTAAAGCCTTAAAAGCCCTAGGCTACAAAGAAGCCCCCTGCGAGGTTATGGATGACCTAGAAAAAGTAGATCCAGCCAAACGCAAAGAGCTAATAATAAGGCGGATTTTAGCCGATAACGCAGATTTCGGTGATTATGACCAAGACGCCCTCGCCAACGAGTTCGATGAAGAGATATTAGACGACTACGACCTATTACCTGCAGGACAGGCAGAAGACAAAGAAGAAGACGAAGCCCACGAGCTATTAAGCGAGAAATTCCTAGTCCCGCCTATGAGCGTCCTAGATACTCGTCAAGGCTACTGGCAAGACCGCCTAAGGGCATGGCACAAGATTTACGGAGACGCTAAAGCAGGCGAGAGCCGAGAAGAAACGCTCTTCAAGTCGGGCAACATCATAGGCGATAGTATAAACACGGTAAGCATTTTCGATATGACTTTAGCCGAGGTGCTTTTTTCATGGTTTATCCCCAACGACGGAGAACCCCACCGAGTATTCGACCCATTTATGGGCGATACCGTCAAGGCATTTGTAGCCGACTACCTAGGCAACTATTTTACAGGCACAGAACTTAGAAAAGAGCAGGTAGAGATAAACAAAAAGAAAATAGCCGAAAAGAAAATGACTCGCACCCAGTGTATAGAGGACGACGGACAAAATATAGCAAAGCACCTACAACCAGCTAGCCAAG